GTGGTATAATTACTATTATGGGTGCAAAAAATCTACATTTAGAACACTTAGAAGACGAGATTATCAATCAAGGGATTGATGGTGGACGTGGTGCTATAAACTTTTTACAGGGTCTTAGAGACATGTTGAAAGGAAACTCTAATTCAAGTGTCAATATGACTGTTAAGTGGGACGGAGCTCCTGCTATCTTTTGTGGTTTACACCCCGAAACTAATCAATTCTTTGTTGCAAAGAAATCACTCTTTAACAAAGAACCCAAATTTTATACTTCAGAATCAGAAATCAAAAAAGCAGACGAATTAAGTGGTGCATTGAAAGAAAAATTCTTGACTTCATTTCAGTGTTTATCTAAACTATCTTGGAATACAATCATGCAAGGTGATTTAATGTATACCAACGATAAGAAAATGCAGAAGATTGACGGACAGTCTTTTGTCACATTCCAACCCAATACAATCATGTATGCAGTCAATATAGAATCAGACTTAGGTAAAAAGATTGCAAACTCTAAAATGGGAATCGTATTTCACACTACCTATAGTGGTGGAACTATAGAAGACCTATCTGCAAGTTTTGGTGCAAACATATCCAAACTAGGAAACAATTCAGACGTATGGATTGACGACGCAAGTTATAAAGATGTCAGTGGTCAAGGTTCAATGACTGCAAAAGAAACACTTGCACTTACACAAGAGTTATCTAAAACAGGTAAAGCATTCCACGGAATCAAAAAGAATGACCTACAAAAGTTCATGAAGATACAGGAAGAGATAGGTAGAAAAGGTGCTGGTGCATCATACAAAACATATTGTAATACACTTATTAGAGGTGGTTCATACAAACCAACTTATGACGGATACATGAAACACTTTGAGAACTATTGGAGAGACAAAGTAGTTGGTAAAGTCAAAACAGAAAAGACAAAAGAAATCAAAAGAGAAATCGGTGAACAACTCTATAACGAACTTAGAAGTTTAAAGAAAATGATAACCAATCTTACTTCATTTATGGGACATTTGGTTGTTGCAAAACAAATGATTATAGAATCCCTAAATAGAGTAAAGAGTATCGGAACTTTTAAAAAGACTGCAAATGGTTTCGAGGTAGTTAACCCCGAAGGATACGTTGCAATAGATAAAACAGGAAGTGCAGTTAAACTCGTAGACAGAATGGAGTTTGCATTCAACAACTTTACTGCACAAAAAGCATGGGACAAGTAATGAAATCATTTAATTCATTCCTAACAGAGGCAAAAGACAAGGGTGCAGTGTTTACCTTTGGTAGATTCAATCCACCTACAACAGGTCATGGGAAGTTAGTTGCAAAACTTAAGAAAGAATCAAAAGGTGATGACGTTCTGTTATTTACCTCACACTCAAATGACAAGGTAAAAAATCCACTATCACATAAAGATAAAATCAAATACCTCAGAAATTTCTTTGGAAAAATTGTTGCAGACGTAAATGCAAGAACAGTATTTGAGATTGCAACAGAATTACACAAGAAAAAATACAAAAGAATCTCTATGGTTGTTGGGTCAGATAGAATTAGAGAATTTGAAACACTACTAAACAAATACAATGGTGTAAAAGCAAGACACGGATTCTATAAATTTGACGAAATCAATGTCATATCTGCTGGTGAGAGAGACCCCGATGCAGATGATGTCAGTGGAATGTCTGCAAGTAAACTCAGAGGATATGCAGAGAAGGGTGACTTTGATAATTTTAAACTAGGTGTTCCAACAAAGAATAAAGGGTTGATTCAGAAACTATACAACGACATTCGTAAAGGAATGGGTATTGCAGAAGGAACACTACCACACTACATGGTAGAAGATTTGATACAAGAAGGAGTCTATGACCCAGGCACTTTCAAAGCAGTTTTCTTAAGTGGTGGGCCAGGCAGTGGTAAATCTGCAGTTGTAAAGAAATTAGCTTTGACTGCACTTGGTTTAAAAATGGTCAACACTGATAAAGCATTTGAGAACGGACTAAAGAAAGCAGGAATGTCACTTGACCTTAGAAGTGCAGACTTTGATAAAGTAGACCCTATCCGTGCAAAAGCAAAAAAGATTACAGGTAAAAACTTAGATGCATATATCGAAGGAAGACTAGGTCTTATCTTTGACACTACAAGTGCAAAGTCAACTAAGATTAAGAACTATAAAAAAATGTTAGACACATTAGGATACGAATACAAAATGGTATTTGTTAATGCAAGTCTAGACAATGCACAAAAAAGAAATGACTTAAGGTCTAGAAAACTACCACCCGAAATTGTAAAAGGTGATTGGGACGCTGCACAAAAGAATGCAAAGGAATATAAATCAATTTTTGGTAGAGACTTTGTAGAGATTAAGAATGATGATGACCTTGCAACACTTGACAAAAAAGCAAATTCATTATACAGTAAACTACTAGGTTGGTCTACTTCATTCCCTAAAAACAAACTTGCACTCAACTGGAAACAGAGAGAGTTAGACGCAAAACGGACTAAATAGTAGTATGTTATTAGAAGAAATAATAAGAGAGAAGTTACGTAAGACACAACAAGATAAAGAAGTTGAGGGTAAGAAAGGCTCTCAACCTAAGAAGTATTATGCAAAAGACGCAGACGGAGACGAAATGTCTCAGTCTACAAAAGATAAACGTGCCTCACACTTCAATAAGAACAAAGATAAAGAAGGTGAAGACGCATTTAAACCAGCACCAGGCGATAAAGAAGCAGAAACAAAACCTTCACAACACACTAAGAAGTATAAGAAGATGTTTGGAGAAGGTGCAGCCGATAAATCTCTACAAAAGAAAGCAGACAAGAGTGGAATGCCAGTTGGTATTCTAAAACAAGTATACAAACGTGGAGTTGCAGCTTGGAAAGGTGGACATAGACCAGGCACTACACCCGAACAATGGGGACATGCACGCGTTAATTCCTTTGTAACAAAATCAAAAGGAACATGGGGTGGTGCAGACCAAGACCTTGCAAAGAAAGTACAAGGTAAATCAGAGTCAATCGAAGAAGCAGTTGATATCAAAAAACAACTCAAGAAAATTAAAGGTTTAACTAAAGACCAAATCAGAGTTCTATCTACAATTCCTACACCTATGTTAACGACAGTGGTCAATCAATTATCTACACTTATGATGAGTGAAGTAAAAGAAGGTAAACTTGTCACTGATTGGAGAAGTATCTTAGAATACATTTTCAAAAACATAATGAAAATGGTTGAAAAGGAATATGAAAAGAATCCCGAAAAAGGAATCGGAATGATTAACCAGTTGGGTTCATATGTTAGAATGAAAGTCACCGATAAGAAACAGGAGAAAGGAAAACTATTCCTTAAGTTTGGTGAAGAAGTTGAATTAGAAGAAAGTGCTGCCGAAGACGCTGCAATTCTAAAAGCAAAACAAGTCGAAGAAATGGAAAGAATGAAACAAAGACATGTTGAAGAGTTAGAGGCACTTACTGATAGACACGAAAGAGAAACAGAGAAGGTCAACAAACAAAAAGAAAAAGAAGTAATCAACAAACAGATTCAGGCAAAACGTGACGCTGCTAGAAAGGCTGCTGAGAAACAAAATGAATCAGTTGACGAACAAGGACTTTGGGATAACATTCGTGCAAAGAAAGCTCGTGGTGAGAAAATGAGAAAGAAAGGAGAGGAAGGTGCTCCAACAGATGACCAAGTAAAAAGAGCTCAAGAAGATAGAGATTACAAAAAAGAATACGAAAGTTATCATTCTAAACCCGAACAAATTAAAAGACGTGCAAAGAGAAATGAGGCACGTAGAAGTCTGAAAGATAGAAAAGACATAAAAGGAAAGGACGTACACCATAAAGATAACAATCCTATGAATAATGATAAGTCTAACCTATCAATTGTATCACAAAAATACAACAGGTCAGAACCAAGAATGAGAAAATTGAAAGAAAAGGGGTGTTTACCAAATGGCAAAAAACGGAAATAAACACGACAACGGAGTACACGAACAGGGTACAGACGAAACAGTAAAAGCATATCAAGAAGATACGCCTGGTCAAGCAGTAGAAAAATACGTAAAAGAAAACCAAAAAGCATATCACGATTCAAAGAAAACCTTTTCTCAAATTGCAATCAATGAAACACTTGATACACTCCAACAAGAAAAAACCAATCTACTAGACAATCCATTTCGTTTAGGTTCTATGATGTATTTTGAAACAATCAATGAAGCACGTAAATTAGTCGGGGAAGATAGATATAAACTTACAGAAGTAGATAAGAACATTTTAGATACAGATATCGGACAGTTTGAAGTATATGAAGGGGAGTTAGTACCATTAGATTGTCCTCAGTGGGAATCTATAGACGAAGACAAAGAACCCGAACTCAACAAACCAAAAGTCGGAGGGCCGAAGAAATACTATGTGTATGTTAAAGACCCACAAACCGATAAAGTTAAAAAGATTACATGGGGAGACACTACAGGTCTCAAAGTAAAACTCGGAAACGAGAAAGCAAGGAAATCATTCGCTGCAAGACATAAATGTTCACAACAGAAAGATAAAACTACTGCATCATATTGGGCATGTAGATTACCTTACTATGCAAAACAGTTAGGTCTTAGTGACGGAGGTAATTTTTACTGGTAGGAGTATATAATGATAATAAGTGAATATTGGAATGAAGGTAGAAAAGCAATCATTCGAAGAGAAAAAGAAGGTTATGAAGTTGACCTATACAAAGAAAACTTTAAAGAAACAAGACAAGTCCATGACCATTCAGAGACTTATGCAGAGAATGTTGCAGAGAACTTTGTGCATGGTTTATTTGATATAGAAAAGGAAGGAAGTTTCTATGGGTATAAAGAAAAAACAGATAACTTTGACCCCGAAGTCGATGACTAGACCCTATACAGAAACAGAACACACCCAACACGGGACTGAAAGAAAATACCTTATTCGAACATTCAGTGAAGAAGTAGAAGGTAGAGAGTTAGTTTGGCATAGAGATAAGACCACACGACAGGTTCATGTGTTATTGGGGACGGATTGGGAGTTACAGAAAGATGACGAACTTCCAGTTAAATTGGAGATTGGAAAGGATTACTTTATATTAAAGAACCAATATCATAGGTTGTTGAAAGGTAAAGGAGACTTAGTGATTAGAATAGATAATGTATATACACCTACAAAAGAAAAAACAGCCTGAGAAACATTTATGTCTTGAGTGTGGATTATGTTGTAGTGGGAAGTTATTTGATACACTAGAATATGGTAATGACGAAAGACAGGTATTTCAAGACAACAATAGAATCTTTGAAAGATATGAGATAATTGCTACCGATATGGGTAGACACACGAGACACTTCAAAACCTATAGTCTTGTAGGAAATTGTGAGAATTTACAGGAAGATAACAAGTGTTCAGTCTATGAAAATAGACCAAAAATCTGTAAAGACTTCGAATGTGGGGTATTAAAGTCCTATAACAGTGGGAATATGACTTGGACAACTGCACTAAATATAATTAACGAGGTTAAAGAGTTGTCTTTGACTAATATAAGTATGAAGAATCTGAGGAAGATTATCAACCTAAAGAACCAAAAATTATAAATAATACTGTTATGAGTTATAAATCAGAAAACTGGAAAGAGAAACTTGAAGAAGTCCGTAACCACATTGCTCTAAAAGAAGGTAGTGTAGAAAAGACTGCGGACGAGATTCTTTCCGACCAAATTGACGAAGAATTATCCACATTCTTTAAAGAAGACGATAATCTACCCGACATAGAAGACTCTAAGTATCTTAAAGATACTATAGAAGAAGAATTAGTTCTTGAGGCTTCAATGGGTGACATGATTAAGAAAGTATTCAATACAGATAGTGAAACAGAAGCTATGGGTATTGCAAAACTTCTTAATATGACAGACGTTAAAGTTGCACTTGCAATGCAGAAACAAAATCCTAGTGGATTTAAGAAGACTACATTCGGTATGGGTGCAGACAATAAACAAAGAGACATGATTAAGGATAAAGACCTTATGAAAATGTTCAAGAAAGCAGGAGTCAACCCATTACCCGAAGGTGTCGTAACTGAATCAGAAGAAACAGTTGAAAAATCTGCAGAGAAACTCGTAGAAAGAAATATGTTAGGTAGACTTGCAAAACAGTTAAGACTTAACGAAGAAGGTAAACAGAAAATGTTTAACTATTTTGAAAAAGGGGAATTAGACCAATGATACACGACCTACCTAAATCACTTATAGAAGATTCAAAGAAAATCTTAAAGAACTCGAAAGAATACGAAGACTTCTTTCAGGCAACACTTAAAAAGTTTGGTGTAACTTCACCCGCTGAATTAGACGGAGAAAAGAAAAAAGAATTCTTCGACTATATCGATAAAAACTGGAAAGGTGATTCTGAGAAGAAAGAAGAAGTAAAAGAAGGTGAGTTACCACCTGCTTTGAAGAAAGCAATCGATAAGAAAAAAGAGGACGAGGACGATTCAGACGAAGACGAGTCAGACGATGATGATGACGAGGACGAAGATGATGAGGACGAAGACGAAGATAAAGACGAGGACTAATCATGAACCTCTTTGCAGAAGCTAAAAAAGTATTAGATAAGGACGGGAAAGTCAATGCACTCGGCCCTTACGGAAAACAAAAACTTACAGGACGTGAGATTCAAACCTATTTCCGTAGAAACAAAGTCAAAGATAAAGTAGTCAGAAAGGCAGTCGAGGTTGCATTAGACCTTGGTGGTGCAATGGATATTGCAATCAAAGCTATTAAAGACTTTTATGGAAACAAAATCCTAAAAGCAAAAGAAGTTCAAACTGCACTTCAGTTTGCAAACGAAGAATCATTCAAAGATTCATTCAATATGTTAGACGAAGATTACAGGAAAGTAATCAAAATGTATCCAAGAGACAGAGATTGGAAAAAACTTATAACAAAACATAAGAGACATATTGACGCATTCAGAGATGAAAAGAAACAAAAAGATTTACCTAAAAAAGTAGAAGATGATTTACTAACATGGGCTTCACAAAATGGTGAAGTTGCTACTAAAGACGATGTAGAAGACTTCATAATGTCAATCCTTGACGAGAAATACAAACCTTATTCAGATTCAACTTATCCTAGATGTGTAGACTTCTACATTCAATTTAGAGGTGGTAGAGGAGATAGAATCACTTCACCTGAGAATAAAAAAGACTTTGAAAAAGCAAAGAAAATGATTGATGATTATTGTAAGAAAAACAAAATCAAACAAAAACCAGTTTACTCAACACCCGAAGAAGGTTCAAGTGCATACAAAGTCGGTCTTATGATTGACAAAACTTATAGTAAAACAGATGACTATGACAGAGGTGTAGACTTACAACCTTTATATGTTGCATTAGGTAAATTAAAAACTGCAGAAGACCATGGTGGTGGTTGGTCAAAACCCCACGGACAAGACGAAGACGTTTCAGAGAAAAAAGATAAAATCAAATATCGTGGTAATCTAAGAGGTTTAATGGAAAATCTTACAGAAGGTAAGAACCTTATGCCTGATTTACAACAGATTGTAGACAAAAAGAGTGCAAAGAAAGTTGGTGGTATAATGGTTGATATGTTTACTGCTTCAATGATTACACAAATCTATGGTAAAGTAAACGACAAAAACAAAGAGAGAATGGAGAAGTCCAATATCTCTACACTTGTTGACCTTGCACAAAGAATGATGCAGAAAATGGGTGACAACATTACAGAAAAGGTAGAATACGTAGAGTATATGTTTAAAAATAAAAGAGTTGCTCAAAAGGCACTAGATTATTTTAAAAAACAACAGTTAATCAAACTAGACATTAACGATGATGGATTGAGTCAAGGTGAACTTGCAATCGATGCTGGTAAAAAAGACATGACTAAACAACACAAAGAAGTCATGAGAAAGTTCAAACCAACAGTTCAAGTTCAAGAAGAAACTCTTACAGAAGGAACATGGGCAGTTCCCGATTCATATCCTAAACTAGTTAAACTCAATAAGTTCTTAAGTCGAAAAGCAAACTACAAAACTGCACAAGAAGTTCATAAATGGCACATTGACGCAGACCAATACTTTGGAGACGATTCATTCTCAGACGATATAGATGCATACAAGACTACACTTAAGGGTGGAGAAAGAAGTTTCTATGACAAAGGAAGTCTACATGGTAAAGAATATCTTGACCGCATGAAGAAATACAATAAGATTAAAGAAGGAACAGACCTAAGAGACGTTTTAGAGAAACAATTATCAGATTGGACTGGTGGTGTTTTGAAATTCAAAAATCACGAGATTGTTCAAATGCCTAGGGAGTGGTATATGAAAGATAACCCAAATGAAAGAGAAGATAAATCTCCAGTAAAAGCAAAATTAGAGTCAGTAGATTACCATACAAGTGTAATCGTTGAAAAGTTCAAAAGAGGAAAAGGAAGATTGAAATTTAAGAAATCTCCTCCAATTAAAGTAGAAGGACATGCAGTATCAAGAGCTCAACAAGCTGCAATTGCAATTGCAAAGAAAAAGAAAAATGAATCAGTCATGGATTCTTACAGACAAATGTGGGAAGAATCATTAACTGAAGAAGTTCAAGATATCACTGTAGACCCAAAGAACAAAAAGTTCAGTAGTCCTTCCGACCAAAATTATCACGGAATGGAAATTGCAAAACAAGCAAGAAGATTTGGATTGAAATCTGCAGTTTTAGGTAAACATGTCAGAATCAAAGGTGCAAAGAAAAAAGTAAATGACTTCTTAAGAGTAGTAATCGGTAAAGAAAGATACGGAGACCCTACTAACGGAGATTACACAACACCTCAAATCAATAAAATGTTGACTAAAGGATTGAAGTAAAGTGAAATCTCTGTTTGAAACATATCGTAAAATGCAGTTAGACTTAGACGAAGGTCTAATACCAATGTATAAGAAAACTAAGTTTGAAGGTAAAGAGTTCGACAGAAAGAAAGAAATTAAAAGCATTAAGAACATGATTAAAGCAATTCATAAAGTTGCAAAGATGCAAGATGACATGCAATACACTGCTGAAACAGGTGGTGGAACTAAAGGTGGAAACCCAAATAAAGTTTGGGAAAATCTAAGAGATGCAGAAAGAGCATTGTATGATTACATGGGTGGTGTCGAAAGAGGTAATTATGATGGTGTCATTGACATGGACAGAGACTAATGGATAGAGTAGACGCAAGATACAAAACGTTTAAAGAGAAACTTAAGAAACTCGGATACGTTAAAGCAGACGCAAAAAAAGTCAATGCAGTCATGGAAAAGATTGGTGACTTTGGAATGATGTCTGATGGGGGTAATAAAAAGATTGCTCGTGCAGTATCACAAGCAAAGAACGAGAAAGACCTCAGACAAAAATTAGACAAGATTTCTAAAATGGCAAAAGGTAAGTATGCAGAAGCAGAAGAGGACGAAGTCATTGATAGAGCTATTGACGCATTTAACAGTAAAGCAAAGGGAGTCCAAAACCGACCCGACGCTGCAATGTTAATGCAATTACGTAAGTTCAAAGACTATTCCAAAGATGGTGAGGTCAGAACAGACGATATGAAGAAAATAAAGGTAAAAAGAACGGATGCAGTGAAAGTTCATGACGTTTTAATGAAGGTTAAGACACCCATTCGTACTAAATACCTACAGTTACTTCAAAAAGACAAAAAGTCTTTTGAAAAAGCATTTAAAGCAATCTTAAAGGTTGCGTAAACTAGGAGAAAAACATGGCACTTTGGGGATTATTAGACAACGAAGCTTCTAAACCAAAATATCTTAACACTGCTGATAAAGCAGAATGTTATGGTGCTGATACAGCTGAAGTCGGTGCGACTGCTGGTGTTAACTCAGAAGGTTGGGTATTAAGAAAAGTAGTAGGGTCAAGAACTCAATTTGAAACATTGGTTGCAATGTCTTCAGGTTCAATGGGTGCTGACGTTGCAGACTTTGACGATGACTCAGACGCTGGAACACCTAATGTTGATGACGATACAGTATTATCAGATAGTTAATAGAGGATAAATTATGAAAACATTTAAAAACTTTATCTTGGAAGAGGGCGGAAGTCAAATTCCTACAGATTCTAACGCATTTTTTGTGGGTGCTGCTGGACTTAGTTCAGAAAAAGTACCACACGATATAGACGATGCAGACGTTAAATCTAAGGTTAATGCAATCTTAGGTCAAACTGCAGTATCAGAATGGTTGAATCCAAAAGCTGCTGTTGCACAAATGGAAGCAAAACTTTCTCTATTAGGACTTAACAAAACAGGTGAATCAGACTTAGAATTCACTGAAGGAAATGGTTCATTCGATATTCAATTCAACAGATATGGTGTTGTTACTGGTAAAACAGTTGATACACCTCATGACGAATTTGAAAGAGAAGAGAAAATCGTATCACTTAACGTGAAATACGAACAGAACGAAAACGGAACTTATAAAGTTATTGGTTCTTTAAGTTAAGTAGTTTCCCCGACTGTCTGAGTAAGGAAGGACATTTCGGGGACACCTACATACTATTACATTATGAGTCTATTTGACAAAATCACAGCAAAAAACTTTCAAGCGTTTGCAATGAAGCATTACGATGACCCTCAGTGTGAGGACTTGGAAGACTTCCAAGAAGACCTTAGAAGGTTTAGATATCTAAAGAGATTATTACATAGATACCATGAAAATGGTGAATTACGTGAGCGTTTAATGTTGAATCACCTTATCTGTATCTTCAATGTCTTTGGATATGACGCATGTATGAGAATGTTAGAATTCAAAATCAAAGACGACAACTACTGGTCTTCCATAAAAACTATGTTATTATACCTAGAATACGTAGAGGAAGGTTGGAAAATAGATATCCCTATCGATAATAAACTTGCAGAACGTTTAAGAGAACTTTAAAAACACCTAAATAGTTCTATGAGAATCGTAGACACACTAATAGTTTTCCGTATATTGAAGATGTTAACAACACCCTTCAATAAAATGCAGGCATTCAAGTTTGGATTTATCGATAAAAACGGAACTAGAATTAAGAAAATAGAAGACGAGAATGGTAAAATGGTTAGGAATGACCCAGTTACTACAAAAGAAAAGTCTTCTCTCACACCTTTACATAGACTTGTATTCAATCTAAAGAAAATCATTGAGAAAGTTCCTTTCGGAAAAACTCAATTTGCATCATATGTCACTGCACTTTTACTACTAAAAGAGGAATGTGAGTTAGACGATGAACAATCAGAAGAGTTATATGAAAAGTTCTATAGATTCCTAAAAGACAATGAATTATTAGAAGCCGAAATGATTACAGAAACAATCAATATCGGTAAATTAGAATTGGGAGAAACATATAACATTAGATTCCCAATCAAAGAACAAGGTGAAATTATACACCAACATAAAGACCAAGTCCTTGTTCATTCAGAATACGAAAAGATATATGGTATTCAAACATACATTGGATTTGTAAATGACGAGAGGGTCGTATTGACTGCAGATGATGTTTATTGAATCAGTACAAGAAATAGATAACCTTACTTTTGGTCAACAAAAGGACTTAAAGAAACCCGACTATAAAAGACTCACACTATGGGACGAAGGTTGGGAAACTATAATGTTGGGTGCATATCCTAAAGGACAGAAAGTTATAGACGAACTGAAAGAATGTCAGAGATTAGTAAAGGGTGCAACAGACGAACAGAAACGTCAATATATAAATTGTGACGAAGATGCATCATGTTATATCAAACAATACATGGACGACCATGACTTAGAATACAGTCAAGACACTATAGACTTTATCAGAAAACAATGTAGTCCAGTAATCAAACACCACAAAAACCATTTCAATCGTGCAAGACCATATCAAGTTGCAGAACATTTAGGAATGAAATTTGACAGATTTAAAACAGAAACAAGTAAGACACCTTCATACCCTAGTGGACATACAACACAACCATATGTTGTAGGATTATATTACAGTAAAATGTATCCACAACACCAACAGGGAATTATGAATGGTGCAAAAATTAGTGGATTCGGAAGAGTCATAGCAGGATTGCATTATCCTTCAGACTATGAAGCAGGTGTATATCTTGGTAAAGAATTATTCAAGTATATGAAAGTTGAAGAGATAAATGAAGACGCACCTATGAATTCCACTGGAGGTGCAATTAGTATGCCTCCAACAATGCAAAAAAAGAAAAGAGATAAGAGATACGATACAGATAACATGTATAAACTCTTAAGACGATACATTTAAATTATGAGATTTTTGAATTACCTAGCCCTTATTACGTCCATTGGAATTGCAACCATAGCTGCATATTTCAGTGTTCTTGGGCTTGCAACTATATTCAGTGGTGCATTCTTAGGAATCGTTATCATGGCAGGTGCATTGGAATTTGGTAAGATTGTCAGTGCAGCTTACCTACACATGTTTTGGGAGAAGTTAAATTATTTCAAGTATTACTTAGTGGTCAGTGTTATAGTGTTAATGTTGATTACGTCATTAGGAATCTTTGGATATCTTGCAAAGGCAAGTTCGGATACGTCTTTTGCAACTGAATTTGCACGACAAGAAATCAGTCAAATAGACGGGAAGATTGGTAGAGAACAAAACAGAATCAAGTTATTAGAAGAACGAATCAGTGGATTAAACTCGGGTGGATTAGACGTGTCAGATTCAGTCAATGCACAAATAGAGATTAGAGATGGTGCATGGGATAGAGTTCAAGGGGATATAGACTTTGCACAAGGTCAAATTGATAATTTGAGGTCTGAATTGACTGCATTGGACACTTCGGTATCAGAACTCAGAAACAGGGGTGTAGAGACGATTACAGTGGACGAGGGAGTGTTTAATGACGAGGTTAGAGTCATTGATTATGTTGCACAGGCAGACGAATTATACCAAAATCAACAATCACAAAGAGAACAAATCCGTGCAGATATCAAAGACCAACAGAATAACATAGACAAGTATAGAGACCAAGCACAGAACACTATAGACACTTCAAATGCAGAAATCAGTAGACTCCAAACTCTATCAAACGGAAATGCAGACGAAAAAATAGAAAACATTGAAGAATACAATAGACAGATTGACACTATCTATGATACAATACAAGAGTTAAGAGAGGAAAAGTTTCCTTTCGAACAGGAAATACTCGGTTTTGAACGAGAAGTAGGGCCGATACAGTATATTGCAGAGGTCATATATGGACAAGAAGAGTCTGTCAAGTATCTTGACAATGCAATTAGATGGGTGATTTTTGCACTTATCTTTGTGTTTGACCCACTTGCAGTGTTATTATTGATTACAAGTATTGCACTTATCTCTAATCCAAGTGGAAAAAAACCAAGAGTTTTGTCAGTTTTAGATAGACCAACTGTTATAAGAGTTCCAAAAAAACCTAAATAAAAAGTTAATTAACGGAGAACAACATGCCAGACAACATGACACATGCGGAAGCTAAAGCATTTATCGAAGCAAATCCACCAGTCCTTTTATTAGACGGACTAGAGGGAGAAGCTGCTACACTTGCACAAGCATCATACGACGCTTCAATGGTGACTCATAATGAGGAACTAGTGAGACTTCAAGCTTTAATAGACGCAGAATAGTAAAAAACCACTAGTATTTTCTCTCCAATTATAGTATAATTAATGTATGCTATGGTTAGAGAGAAAATATCTTTCCCGTATTGTTTCACTCGTTGAACAGGGAAAATGGAAAAACGACAACACACTGAATCATCGGTGTCCGTATTGTGGTGATTCTCAAAAGAATCAATTTAAATCACGTGGATTTCATTTCACAATAGGTCAATCATTCGTCTACAAATGTCATAATTGTGGACATTCAACTTCAAGTGTAAACTTTATTAAAGACCATTTCCCTATTATTCATAAAGAATATCTCAAGGAGTGGTTAACGGAGACAGGCAGAAAACCTAAAAAAGCACAGAAAATGTTAAGTGCAAATAAGTTTAAGTTTGTTCCTAATAAAGAAGAACTAGATATGAAAAAAATAGATTTGAGTGCAGTAGCCTTTAAGGTATCAGACAAGGTAGTTGCACAAGAATTTGTTGACTCTAGACAGATTCCCAAAGAACGACAAGAAGAACTTTGGTTTGTCCCCGTTGCACAATCTCTAAATCTCTTATCACATAAGTATAGAGACAGAGTTCTTGGAAATGACCCAAGAGTAATATTACCATTCGAAGATGAGAATGGGGAATTAGTTGGTATCACTGGTCGTGCAATAAACGACTCACCTCTTAGATACTTAACCATGAGATTCCTAGATGACGTGCCACTCATCTATAACATAAAAAATGTGGACAAAACTAAAACTATCTATGTGACTGAGGGGCCGATAGACAGTTTATTCCTACCTAACAGTATAGCAGTCGGTGGTAGTGATTTCAAAAAAATAGATGACTCGTTAAAGGAAAATGCAATAATCATTTATGACAATGAACCACGAAATACAGAAATAATCAAAAAGATAAATGAGGTCATAGACCTCGGATATAATGTTTGCATATGGAATGAAAGAAAAGTGAGTGAATTTAAAGATATTAATGATATGATTATGGGTGGACTAAGTCAAGAAGAGATTGTTGAAATTATAAATTCTAATACTTATAATGGACTCTCAGCAAAAACAAAATTACAGGAGTATAAGAAGATATGAATTCAGAAATTAGAGTTTTAAAATCAGACGGGTCAAAGGTAGAAATCAATTTAGATAAAATCCACAAAATGGTTCATAAAGCATGTAAGAACATTACAGGTGTATCAGAATCTTTAGTGCAAATGAACAGTGGATTACAATTCTATGACGGAATCACAACAAAGGACATACAAAAGATTTTAGTTAAATCTGCAAGTGATTTGATATCATTAGATAATCCTAATTACCAATTTGTAGCTGCAAGACTATTATTATTTGGAATTCAGAAACAAGTATTCAACACCAAATGGAAAGACTCAGAAATCTATCCACCACTCAAAGACATTATTCAACGAAACATTGACATAGGAGTATATGACAATGACATTTTAAAATGGTATAAAGAAGAAGAGTTAGACCAACTAGACAAGTATATAAAACACTCTAGAGACCTTACCTTCACCTATGCTGGATTACAACAAATAGTAGACAAATATCTAGTGCAAGACAGGTCAAGTGGAGTTGTATACGAAACACCACAATTCATGTATATGTTGATTGCCATGACTTTATTTAAAAAGTATGGTGGTGAACTAGGAGACAAATTAGAATATGTCAAAAAATACTACGACGCGATTTCGCAATTCAAAATCAATATCCCAACACCCATCATGGCAGGAGTTAGAACTCCTTTACGACAATTTGCATCGTGTGTGCTTGTCGACACAGATGACACTCTCGACAGTATCTTCTCGTCTGATACAGCCATTGGAAAATATGTTGCACAAAGAGCTGGTATCGGAATTAACGCAGGAAGAATACGAGGACTTGGTTCAAGAATTAGAGGAGGTGAAGTCCAACATACTGGAGTCATACCTTTCCTTAAGAAGTTTGAGTCAACTGTTAGATGTTGCACCCAAAACGGAGTCAGAGGAGGAAGTGCAACAGTCCACTTCCCAATATGGCACCAAGAAATCGAAGACATTCTTGTCCTCAAAAATAACAAAGGCACGGAAGATAACAGAGTTAGGAAATTAGACTACTCCATTCAGTTATCTGAACTATTTTATAAAAGGTTCCTTGCAAATGAAGATATTACATTGTTCAGTCCACATGAAGTGGAAGGACTGTATGAAGCATTTGGAACAGAAGAATTTGACGAACTCTATGAGAAGTATGAACGTGCAACTTCTATACCTAAAACTAAAATAAGTGCAAGGGAATTATTTTCTAGTCTTTTAAAAGAACGTGCAGAGACAGGAAGAATCTATATTATGAACATTGACCACTGTAATACTCACAGTTCATTTACTGATAAAGTAAACATGAGTAATCTATGTCAAGAAATAACATTACCAACAGACCCAATTCAACATATAGACGGGAATGGGGAAATTGCACTTTGTATTTTAAGTGCAATCAATGTAGGAATTGTAAAAGAAGAGGAGTTGGAATCTCTTTGTGATTTATCAGTGAGAGGACTTGAAGAACTGATAGATTTCCAAGAGTATCCAGTAAAAGCTGCAGAAATGTCAACCATTGCAAGAAGAAGTTTAGGTATAGGTTATATCGGACTTGCACATTTTCTTGCAAAGAACAAAGTTAAATACGGAGACAAAGAAGCATTACAACTGGTTCATGACCTTACGGAGAGGTTCCAATATTTCCTTCTTAAATCTTCTAATAATCTTGCACGTATCAATGGAAATTGTATTGACTTTGACAGAACAAAATATGCAGAAGGACAATTACCAATTGACCACTACAAGAAAGAAGTAGACGAATTAGTAAAACCAGTTTATAAAATGGATTGGGAACAACTAAGAAAAGATATCAGAATACATGGTTTAAGACACTCCACATTGACTGCACAAATGCCCTCTGAGAGTTCCTCAGTCGTCTCTAATGCAACGAATGGAGTAGAACCACCAAGAGACTACCTTAGTGTCAAGAAGAGTAAAAAAGGAACACTTAAACAGGTAGTTCCACAATATTCTATGTTGAAGAGTGCATACACCTTGTTATGGGACATGCCAGATAACACTGGTTATATCAATATAATTGCAGTTATGCAGAAGTTCTTTGACCAAGGTATCAGTGGAAACTGGTCTTATAATCCCGAGAACTATGAGAACGGAGAAGTTCCAGTGTCAGTAATGGCTAGAGACATGTTGACAACATATAAATACGGGTGGAAAACAAGTTATTACCAAAATACCATGGACGGAAAAAAAGAGGACGTGGTAGAAGATACCCCACTTGCAATAAGTGAAGACGAAGGAGATGAAGATTGTGAAGCATGTGCCATTTGAAGATAGAACTGTAGAATTAGTAAAGGAAGTTAAAACTCCACAAGGAAAGAGTAAAAAATTACCATTTAAAACCAATCAAATCACTGCAGATTTTATTAATAATAGATACGTAGTTCTTAGAGATTTTGTTCCTAAAGAAATGATTACGTTTGCAATGGATTGTTGGAAAACAGTTGAACACAATCCCGAGTGGCATGGTGCATTTTGTAAACGTGAAGACGATATCATTTTCCAATCTCCTAAAGACTCATTGGGTAAATCAGAAAGTATCTATTGTTCACCATGGGGTGTTGCAATGAACAGATTTCTAAGAGATAAATTAAGAAGTGTATTGGACATTGATTTGGGTGAAACATATTCATTCACTAGAAAATACGACAGAGGTGCATACTTAGCTGCACATAGAGATAGACCTGCGTGTGAAATATCAACAACACTATGTTTAGATTATAAAACAGACGATGGTAGTCCATGGAGAATATGGGTTGATAATTCTAGAAACTGGGTCGATAGTGATGATGGTGGTGAAACAGGTATACAAAGACAACTTCAATTACTACCAAACAGAAAGAGAACTTCAACACCAATAGATTTAGAAGTCGGAGACGTATTATTATACCAAGGGCCTAATGCAGTTCACTTTAGAGACTATTTAATAGGAGATTATAGTTATCATATATTTTCCCATTTCTATAATAAAGAAGGAAAGATAAGAAGTCACCCACTCGGAACTTGGCAAGGTGTTGATAACAATTTAAAACAAGTTGAAACAAGAGACACAAATGACTTAACATTCAGGCCAGGAACTGCTTTAGAACACCCTTGTGTCCTTGAACATGACGGAAAACTAAGTAGATATCACATGCAAAACGATAGACCAAAAGAACTTGAAAATGCATATCATGACTTTATTGATTCATATGAATCAGAACAATTTGGAAAGAGAAGTGAATATGCAAACAACTATGGATTAGAAGACGAATGACAGTATTTAATAAAAACAAAGTAGACTTCACAAAGAATAAGATATTCTTTGGAGAGGGGTTGAACACTCAAAGATTTGACGAGTTCAAATATCCAATATTTGATAAACTCACTCAAAAACAATTGAGTTTCTTTTGGAGACCCGAAGAAGTGTCTCTTCAAAAAGACAGAAGTGATTATCAAACACTCACTGAAGCACAAAAACATATATTTACCTCTAATTTGAGGTATCAAACTTTACTCGACTCAGTTCAAGGTAGAGCTCCGTCCATAGCATTCTTACCATTCGTGAGTTTGCCTGAACTTGAGTCTTGTATTATTACATGGGACTTTATGGAGACAATCCATAGTAGAAGTTATACACATATCATTAAGAACATTTATGCAAACCCTAGTGAAATCTTTGACACTATACTTGACGAAGAAGCAATCGTAAAACGTGCAGAAATGGTCACTGAAAAGTATGACGAGTTCATTGCACTTGGTCGTAGAAGATTACTTGGATTAAAGGTTGACGACTATGACCTTTATAAAGCATTATATCTTGCACTTATATCAGTCAACATATTAGAAGGAATCAGATTCTTTGTATCCTTTGCATGTTCATTCGGATTCGGAGAACTTAAAATGATGGAAGGAAGTGCAAAAATCATATCTCTGATTGCAAGAGACGAATCACAACACCTTGCAATATCACAACACATACTCAAAGCCTATAAAAATCAAGAGAACGATAAGTTAATGAACAAAGTTATGAAAGATTGTGAGAAAGAAGTATATGAGTTATATGAAGATGCAGTCAAACAAGAAAAGGACTGGGCAGAGTTTCTATTTAAAGACGGGTCAATGATTGGACTAAGTGTTCCTTTACTGAGTCAATACGTAGAGTTTACTGCAAACAAAAGATTACGTGCAATAGGACTCAATCCTATCTATGATATCCCTTCAACAAACAACCCTTTACCATGGACACAACACTGGTTCAACAGTAGAGGACTTCAGAATGCACCACAAGAGACGGAGATTGAATCCTATCTTATTGGTGGTATTAAACAAGACGTATCAGATGATACATTTGAGGACTTTAAACTATAATGGACGGAATAATTTTAATTGGAATACTTTGGTTGGCACTGGTATCAGTAGTGTCATTTTTCTTCTTTGACGAGGGAACTAAAGGTGTAAAGAGAGACCCCTATTATGGTCGTAAAACTGGAACAATATATACTGCAAAGAAAGAAAGGAGTGATTACTTATTATGATTGAAATATTTGGAAAAACACAATGTCCATTTTGTGACAAAGCAAAGAACTTATGTGAACAAAAAGGATTAGATTACACTTACAAACAATTGGGAACAGACTTCACAAGAGAAGAACTCTTTGAAGAGTTCCCAACTGCACGAACATTCCCACAAATCAGAGTCAGAGAAACAGAAAATACTTTGACTTACATTGGTGGGTATGACCAACTTGCAGAATATGTAAAACACGGAGATGTTTGGGAAAACTAATGAAAAAGTTTTACTTGTATCTGAATGCACCTCAAAGACAAACTGTGCAAGATAGAAGATGGAATCACTTATTCAACAACATTGATAGAATGTATCAAGAAGTCAGAGTTTTTGTTGCTGGATTAGATTTTTATGAACCCGAGAAAAAACACCCCCTACCCTATGCAACATTAGACGGAAAGAAAAAAAGTTATACAAACTTATATACGAAGATAATGATTGATACAGGTAAAATAGATGACGGATATATTCCCGAGGAGGAATAATGAATTACGAACAAGGATACAGGATTTATTGTCCTGCTTGCAAATCAGAGTGTGACGTATTCCATTCAATGGAATCACACCAATACGAGATAGACCACTGTCCATTCTGTGGTCATGAAATAGACGAAGACAGTAGAGAAGAGATACAAGACGAAGAATAATGGAGATTTACTGTAAAGACAAGAAAATGTTGAGTAAATCTATGAGTCTCGCAGAACAATTAAATATTGCAGATGAACAGGGTGTCACTGTATATATCAAACGACTACCACCCTCATTCAAACAAAAGGGAATCATAGAATTTCCACGTCAATTCAAAGATGAGACACATATTGATATCTATATCAAATATGACTCAGAAAGATATGTGACACTTGCACACGAAATGGTGCATTTACGACAAGTCATAACAGACGGAATCGTAGACGAAAACGAAGCATATACACTCGAAAAAACCCTAAAAATAGACTAGACAAAGCTTGACAATAGGTGTCATTTTTTGTTATACTATGTCTATAATGAGAAAACAAAAGATTAAGGAGAATACGATAAAGCTTGACAATGGGGTCAACTTTTTGGTATACTAACAGTATGGAAAATAAAGTAATAAAAAGAATCTTCGTTGATATGGACGGAGTATTAGCAGATTTCAACACTGGTGTTGAAACATTGACAGGGAGAGAATTCCCTAACACAGACGCTGGTCACAATGACTATGACGAAAGAAAAGAAGAGTTGACTAACAAAAGATTGTTCAGAAACTTACCACCTATGCCTGATATGTATGACTTGATTGCATATGTCAGACACACTGGACTTCCTTGGGAAATCCTAACTGCAGCTGGTGTAATCAACAGAGAATTAGTAGTGTTCGATAAGAACGAGTGGATTAGAGAATATGTCAGTCCAAGTGTTGTTGTCACTTGCACTATGACTGGTAGTCAAAAAGGTATGTTTGCAATCAAAGGGAGTGTCCTTATTGACGACAGACAAAAGAACCTTGATGCATGGGAAGAACATGGTGGGATTGGTATTTTACACACTAGTGCAGAAGATACAATCAATCAATTAAAAGAACTTAGAAAAGGAGAATAGTATGGGATTAGATAGAATTAAAGATGGGACTGCAAGGTGGTATGTGGTTAACACTCAGAATCTTGAGGAGTATGGAACGAACTTCCATAAGTTCAAGGGTGGTTCCGAGTATGTGATTGGATTCCACGTGGACAAACTGGTCTTTGAGGAAGATGCATTTGGTGAGGGTGAACACTCTTATTACAATTCCCCTTCACTCACTGAAGCTAGTGTTGCAGCTTTGGTCATGAAACACGTTAACAGACTGAATGGTCTGAGTGGTTCTTTTGATTATATCACCAACATTGAAGTGATTGATTCACCTTTTAACACACCCGACCACCCAACGTGGAGAGGTGGTGAAGAGGACTTGATTGAGGAAATCGAGGACTTGAGGGAATACAATAAGAACTTAGTTGCATAATGGTAGACACATACGAGATACAAAACGTCTCTTTTGGGGACTTAAAACAGGAAGCTATACATGATATCCTAAAAGATGGAAGACTTGCTTCACACTTCTTAGAACGTCAATTAGAGATATGGTATCCACACTTGACATTTGTAGATGGAAGGGGTTATGACCATGTTGACGAAGAGGGAAATCTCTATGACCAAAAGTGTTTTACTAAAGGTGGTCTTGCATTTGCACCCTCTAATATGATTGGTGGAAGTAGAAGTATCAATGAGGAAGTTGCAACAGAACACTGTAAAGACATAACTTACATTGCATGTGATATTATAGACTTTCCTACAGTCAGAGTCAAATTTGCAAAAGGTTCCGACCTTATGAAGGAATACAAGAACTTTAAAATACCCAAATCTCAAAGAGATAAATTCTTCTCTTAGAATTCACCTATATATTACCATGTTAAAGAAAATATGGTCAATCATAAAGAAATTTCCACTATGGACACTTACGTTCAGTAGGTGGTTAGTTGAATTATTCAAAAAACTCTTTACAAGAAGATACTTAGTCACTGTATCATTCAATTCAGTATATGGTGATTCAGACGATAGACAGTTTATAACCCGAAAAGTGATAATTCAGAAAGAAAAGCACTTGAAATTTAGAGACGACCATGGTAAAATAGTAGAATACAGAAGTTCGGGTGGACTGAATTATGTTATTGAGGAGTATGACGGAAAATGAACCAATTTTTTATTGCAATTATACTTGTTCTCGGATTGGGTGGTTATTGGTTATATCAAGAAAACCAAACACTCACTGCAAATAATCTAAAATTAGAATATGCAGTAGAAGAACAAAAACAAACCATGGCAATCATGAAAGAACAATATGAGAAACAGGGTAAAGCATTACAAAACATGAGTCGAAAGAATGCAGAGATAGAATCTGAAAAAGCAGAGTATCTTGCAATCTTTAGTAGACACAATCTAGATTTACTTGCACTTAAGAAGCCAGGAATGATTGAACTCAGAATGAACAATGCAAGTAAAAAAGTTATGGAGGGAATGGAAAATGACACAAAAGAATTATTTAATCTTGACGTGCCTAACACTACTGATTAGTGGTTGTTCCGTATTTGGAACAAAACAGATTGAGGTAGTATCTAAACCTATC